CTGGGCTAGCCAGTGGAGCGTATGTGCTTGCTGCTGTGGCTGTAGCCAACTTAGCGTCAATCTGAGTTTGGATAGCAGAGGTTACGCCATCTACATAGCCAATCTCAGTTGATGAGACAGTAGATGATATGCCTAATTTTGTCCAGTCAATTGCAGCAGATGCATTAATGTCAGCATCTACAATGCTATTGGCAGCAATGGCTGCTGTGATGCTAGCATTGCCAGTTCCATCGAATGATGCAGAAGTACCTGTTACATCACCTGCAAGGCTGATTGTACGCCCTGTAGCAAGTGCTGTGGCTGTTGCAGCGTTACCTGTAGTAGAACCAGATGAACCAGTGACGTTACCAGTCACGTTACCAGTCACATTGCCTGTGACGTTACCAGTTACATTGCCAGTTAATCCACCAGTGAATGTACCTGCAATAGCACCAGTACCAGTAATGGTTGGGCTAGAAATAGTTGGGCTAGTAGCAAGTACTACACTGCCAGTACCAGTTTCATCAGTCAAGGCTGCTGCAAGGTTAGCACTTGATGGAGTTCCAAGGAATGTAGCAATGCCAGTTCCTAATGCTGTAATACCAGTTCCACCGTTGGCTACAGGAAGAGTTCCAGTTACACCACTTGTTAGAGGAAGTCCAGTTGCATTGGTGAGCACACCAGAGGCTGGAGTACCAAGCGCTGGAGTTACAAGAGTAGGAGATGTAGCAAATACTAGAGAGCCAGTACCTGTCTCATCAGAGATGACACCACGAAGTTGAGCAGAAGTTGTTGCTGCGTGTTCTGCTAGTGTTCCTTCATCGTGAGTATTCATATCACGGAAGTCACGACCAATCGCCATGTGGCGAACCTTGGCTCCAGCAGAGTGAGAGATTGCTGCACTGCTATCAATACCACGAACAATTGTAACTGTATTGCTTCCAGGTGTAGAAGGGTAAGTAATATCTACAATTTCTTCAAGCGCTGTATCTGGGTCAAGTACTACTGTGAATGTCTCAAGTGGGCTTGTATTTGCTGGCGTGATTCCACCAAGCAGTGCCGAGGCCGAACCCACAGTCATTGTTGTAGCACTTGAGTTCAACGCTGCAGTAAGTGTTGTTTCTTGGGAGATAGAGGAATATTTGCGAACTGTCATGGTTTAGTACCTCGTGTAGTGGATTCGGACTGGATAAACATCGCGTAGTTTCTTGGTCTCCTCATTCAATCGCTGCTGGAAAAGAGCAAGCAAGAATCGAGAAGTGGAAGCACCAGAACCATATTGAATCTTAGTGTCTGCATTATCAGCCTCTGCAGAGGAGTAGTTGAGGCGACCTGGGTCAACGAATGAGGCAAGTCGGTAAGCAGCGCCATAAAGGATTACATCCTTGCATGATGACGGCAATCCAGTCACTGTCTCAAACACTGCACTGTTAGCAGCATCTGTAAGTGTTGTGGGCTTCTTGCTGTAATATACCTGAACTGTACGACCTGACTCAATGTTGTCATAGATTGAGATAGTCTGTCCTGTGGTAAATGATGTAGTATTTGCAAATGGGTCTGGACGCCAACTGCGAACTGGGAGCCATTCTTCTGTAGGACCAGTTGGCTTATGTGATACATAGAGCACTGTCTGGACTTCTGCTGGAAGAGAGTATGTACTCTTTACTGTATTAAAACTAAAGGTGTGAACGCCTACTGCAAATAGGTTAGGGAAGACTGCATCGATTGTATCGTTGATAGCCTTCTTAATCGTTGCCCTTGGAAAAGTAGGAGCAATTGTTACCTTGGTGTTTGCTGTATGTATGGCAGCGGTTGTACCAAAGTATCCACGTCCATAAGGCGCAGCAGTTGCTGTTGATGAGATTCTGTCGTATGTATCTAACCATATCAACTCTTCATCAATTTCGACAACACCCTTGCCAATATTGGTCGTGCTACCTAGACTTAGCGCAAGAGATGAAGCAGACAAATCTGCAGTCAGATGCGTAGTACGGTCTTGTCGTAAAGTGTAACCTGACAGATTGAGAGTAATCTCATCTACCAAATTGGCATAGGTGGTTGTCATTTAATTCCTTCTTAGGGGTTAATTACTTCTTTGGCTTTGAAGTGAAAGGTTCTTTAGCAGCGCGACCTACACCAAATACAAACTTTGCAACTGGGTCAGTAGTTCCTGGCTTCTTTTTTGCTGCTGGCTTTGATGAATTCATGTTTGTCGCTGCCTTTGTAGCACTAGCAGTTGCTGGGCGATACTTAGGGGCATTGTTTGCACCGTATGCCTTTGGCTTTGAAGCAGCATTGATGTTTGCAGATGTTGCCTTAGCAACACGTGATGCACCGTACATACGCTTTACGCCTTCCATGTATGAAGCAGATACGCCACCCGCTGCAGCCTTCTTAATTGCTGCTGACATACCCTGCTTTTTAATCTGGTCAATTGTTGCCTGTGATACTGTTACTTTTTTCTTTGTAGGAGTATCTCCTGTACGCTTTGCTGATGGAACTGTTACTTTCTTAGGCATTTTTCCGCCTGACATTGCTTCTCTCATTTTGTTTTCCTTTTATTTCTAGATGATATGGCTGCTGCCTTTTTCTTTGCGTCTGCTTTACTTGATGCTCCCCACGCATTGAGCGACAGGAGTAACCTTGTTGGTTCACCGTTAGGCTTACGTTCTGGCCCAGGCATACCACCCATACGGGCTAGGAAAGATGCACGGCGTGGGTTATCTCCAGACTTAACTGGAGCCTTTAATGTGCCACCCTTGTATGAGGCTCTGCCCTTAGCGTTAAGTCCGCCTTTAGGGTTCTTGCCTTCTTTACGTGTCCACGCTGCTGTCATTATCTGTAACCTGCTGTTTTCTTTGCGATTGCTTTTGGTTGCTTTACAAACTGTTTGCCTTTGCTATTTCCCTTTGCCTTAGCCTTATTGGTTGCAGCCTTTTCAGATGCACTCAATGCAGACCAAGCAGCAGAAGGTAGATATCTCTTCTTGCCTTTTGATGGCTTACCGTCAGAGGTCTTCCACTTCTGCGCAGTCCACTTCTTAAGTGATTCTTGAGATTTAGCAAGTGCCATTATTTGTAGCCTCCGCCTGCCTTTTTGTATTGAACAGCCAATAGTTGAGCCTTGCGAGCAGACCATTCACCAGGGTCTCCGCCTTTAGTGCCAGCCTTAATCTTCTTAAACAGTGATGCTCTCATGCCAGGCTTGGTATAGTTACCAGCGGCATTTACTTTAGATTTGGCTTTAGGCATTATTTTGCTTTCTTAGGCTTTGTGTGAGTAAGTACTTTGCTAGATGCTGTGTGCTTTGCGCCAGTGTGAACTTGACCATTCATTCTATGGACAGCACCTGTGTAGAGTTTTCCACTCTTGAGATAATGTTTAGAAGTTTTAGCCATTTACTTCTTCTTTGCTTTTATCTGCTTGCCAGTCTTGTCATCATAACGACGACCTTGAAGGGCTGCACCAAAGAATTGACCCATTGCTTTGTCTTGTTTCTTGCTAAGACGGCTTGCACGAGCATCTGTTCCTGGACCAACTTCTCCGCTAGCCTGCCATGTCTTTAACCATGCGCTTCCAAATTGCTTTACTTCTTTTCCTAAATTCTGACCGTAGTTAGCCATTAGTACATGCCACCAAATAGTCCACGCTTTGGAGCAGCCTTCTTCATAGGCTTCTTAGCAGTCTTCTTCATGGTCTTCTTGCCCATTTTTGCTTCTTTCATCTTCATGGACTTTGATTCCATCTTCTCGCCCATCTTGTATGCTTTGCTCTTCATTATATTGCTCCCACTTCTTTGAGTTTAGATACTGTGTTGTTTTGAATTATTTTGCTATCACCCATGGTGTTGGCATCAAATGCCTTGCCCATGACATCAGAGGCACGACGTGCTTCCTGAATCTTCTTCATGCTTGTCCCAGCAGGTTGGATTCCTTCGGCACGTGCTGCGCGATAGGCGTTTAACTCACCGTCCCACTTCTTATTGCTTGTTGCCTTCTGTGATGATGCATCCCCTGGATTCATTTGAAGTCCAAGTACCTTGCACCCAAAGCAGCCTTCAACATCTTCTGGATGGCTTTCTCTGTGTTTCATATCGTCTCCACTGTGTATCCTGCTGCTTCAAGGGCAGCCTTTTCTCCAGCACTTACCTCGTAGGAGTAACCACCGATATATGCCTCTTGAGCAGCCTCTACCTCTTCTGAGGAGGGGAAGCGAATCTGGTAGTACTGCCCGTCTATCTTGAGGACTGTTATGCCTCGTACGAGCCTGTAGCGCCCAAATAGACGCCCTTCGCCAGCAGGTCCTTCGCTGACTGTGGGTGTTGTGAATCTATATGCCATTTGACCTCCTAAGCCGTTTTATGGATAAGGCTAGAGTTTCCCCTAGCCCCACCCATCTAATTACTTAGATTATGGACGGACTGATGAAGCAGTCTCGATGCGATAGAGCGCTTCCTGACGGAAGATAGCCCAGTTAATGATACCGTGCCAGCCGACTGGACGGAAACGGTTCAACTTGTCGACAACGTTACCAAACTCAATGCCTGGTTCCTTCCATACTGCCTCAGCAAGTGCTTGCTGTCCAAGTACGTAAGTGTTGTAAACACGTGCCTTTGGTGTAACTGTAAGTGTGTTTGTTCCAACAGTTCCTGAGTTAGCAACATCTACAGTAAATGTAGTGTTAGTTGCACCAACTGAGATTGCTGTAATCAAAGCACCAGAACCAACGTTAGTTCCTGAGATGGCATCTCCAACCTCAGCAAGACCACCGAATGCAGCGTTTGCTGCCACGATAGTAAATGCACCTGAGGCACCGCTTACTGCTGATGCAGTTGCGAGTGCTGTTAGAGAACCACCTGAGATTGAGTTAGTCATGCGTGGTGTCTCGATGAAACGGACACCTTCCCATGCGCCAAGTTCACCAGCATAGAGTGGTCCAACGTTCTGGTACTCATGTGGTGTACGCCAGATGTTGTTGCCAGTCTCTGTGCGAAGGTCGTGTGAAACTTCTGGGTGGATGTATGAAACATACATTCCTCCGCGAGTGTTAACATTTCCAGTGCGTAACTTTGTTACTGCAAAACGAATGTCGCGGCCCTTAATTGTATCTGATGCTACAATTGTTGACTTAGCAGCAGTTGTTGAAAGTGAACCAGCAGACTCACGGATTACGTTTGTTCCTGCATCAAGAATAGCAGCAACTCCGGCATCCATGGTCATAGCCATGTTGAATGAAACTGCGTTAGCAATCCATGGGTCAACATCAGCAAGTGTCATAAGTGACATCTTGCGTGTTGGAAGCACTACGCGACCTAGTTCTGTCTGTGTGACATCTAGTGTTGTAGTTGCTGGGATTGCTACTGCATCTGGGTCTACAGTTTCAGCGAGTGTTGCACCAGCAATTGTGGTGTCAGCAATATCGTTGTAGAACTGGAAACGGATTGAAGAACCGTCGTGGGTTGGATTGCCAATTTTCTTGTCTGCAATTGCGCGGAACTGTGGTGTTGAACGAAGGTTGAGTTCAATCAACTTATCGTAAGCCATAGTTACAAGATTGGAACCTAAACCAGAGGTTGTAGTTGTGAAGGTATCTGCCATTTGGAGATATCCTCTCTTTCTGATTGGTTAGTGTGCGGTTGTTTTACTGACCGCTGAGGATGGATAAAATTTCTTCTTCGGTTGATGCTCCCGCGATGCGGTTCATCAAATCATCAGAAGATGCGGATGTCTCTGCTCCAGTGAGCACAGCGTCCATCTTTCGCAATGAATTGATATCCTCTTGGTTGACAGCTGATTTTTCAGTTGGTGTGTATCCGAAGACATCACCATTGTTGTCCAGCCATGCGCTAATAGCATCTTCAGATGCTTCGATATCAGATGGAATAAACTGTGCAATCTTTTGATTGACACCCTTGGACGCAAGTACGTCCTTTAAAATCCGCTCTTTTTGGGCTTTGGTTAATTCACCATATGAAGTTTCCAAGTCCTTGTTCTTACGCTGTTCAGCCTTTAGAGCCTTACGTAGTTTCTTAACGAGGTCTGTATCAGACTCAAATCCACCAATAGTGGTATCTTCGTCTTCTTCATCTTCCCAGTAGTTGTCGCGGTTATCGCTCATGCGATTTCTCCCTTTTAGTAGTTGTCGCACACCTCAATCCAGATGGGGAATCTGTCTTGGCTTGTACTCTCGGTCTTGTACGCCCTCTGAGGCCGATAGATTCAGAGGGGATTCTTTATAGTAGTCCGCCTACGTTTACAGAACGTAGAGAGCCTTGGGTTGTACCCGATGCGCCCTTAAAGGCTTGGATGTTCTGCTCAGCAAGTTTCTTGCGACGAGCAGATGCCATGTTCATAAATTCTTCGTCTTGAAGTTCTGACTGGATAGTAGATGTAGTTGCTGCATCTCCAGCAGTTCTTTCATAAATACCTGAGAGAGCAACTGTAGGCTTAAGCGCCTCAGCAACATTTTGGAATCCAGTAGATGCAAGTTGTGCGACTTGTGCCTCTGTGTAACCCTTATCAGTTAGGCTGGCTGCAATCTTCTTATAGTTAGCCACCTGCATATTTTCAACAAGGAGTCCTGAACCAGCACGGCGGATAGCCTCTGCTACAAATACTCCAGTGTTGCGGTTAAGTTCTAGTTGTTCTTTGCCGACCTTAGCATCCATGTAGAAGTCCTGTAGGTCAGCAGCCTGAGCAATATAACCTAACTTTATAAGAGCCTCTGCCTTAGCAGGGTCTGCATTGATAGCAGCAAGACGAGCAGCGTTAGCGCGCTCATCAAGTTCTGCTACTGATATATTGTTCTTAACATAATTCTTAAGTGAGTCAGTTGAAAGATACTTATCGCTGAATCCGTACTTAGTCTTAAGTCCCTTATATCCTTCTACAGCATTGAAGAGTTCTGATGCTGTCTTAGGCTTTGTAAGTCCTTCATTGAGAAAACCATACTGCTCGTAGAATGGAGAGTTAATCTTTGTGCCATTCTTGAGTGTATAATCTTTTGTGTTGAGGAATACTTGAACTGCGTTATCGTAGTCAAGTCCGTCCTTGAGCAGTGAGTTAAGATACGTTGCAGATGTGTCAATGACTGTGGATGTGAACCCTAGCCCCTTGAGCATAGCCTTAAGGACATCTACGCTAGTTGTAGGAGTTCCTAGAGTACCTGCATCAGTGTTATTGCCAGTATTGTTACCAGTATTGTTACCAGTGTTATTACCCATGTTATTACCACCACCACCTGCTGATGGGGTATTTGCATAAAGTTTATAGTCTGTGCCAATCCATGTCCAACGGAATCCAGCAGGGGCAGTATATGGAGGTCCAGCATCTTTCTTAGCCTGAGCAGCATCTACACGACTGGTAGTAGTTACTTTTGGTGTAGTTCCGTCAGCATTGAGTCCCAAAGAAACATTAGTATCTGCAAGTTTTGTTTGTAGAGTAGCAATAAAAGCATTAATTCCAGCAACAGTAGGCAAAGGTGCTGGTTTTGACTGCGCTACCTTTTCAGAAAATGCTGTCTCTTTTGCAGGTTTAGGTGCTGGCTTAGTCTGTGCAACTTTGTCAGCAAAAGCAGTATCTTTTGCAATAGCCATGATTACCTCAACGCATTCTGTAGTGACTGGAACATATTGACTGATGTATTAATTGCTGCAGAAGTTCCGTCATAACGCTTATCATTCATGACCATGCTACTGAGTTCAAAATCATTAGGAAGTCTGTAGTTACCTTTATCGTCTTTAAAGTTTAAAACCTGCAAAGCCAATGGGTCTTTAATATCAATTGTTGTTTCAAGAGCATCACCAATTGACTTCAATACTGGAGTAACATACTTGCTAGCATTCTCACCTGGTTGTAACATTCCTTGGAGAGACATGAAGCGAGTAGAAGCCTTCTTCTGTAGGTCTGTAGCATATTGATTGAACATTTCCTTCTGAACTGCTTCATCAGGGTTAGAAAGGATATTCTTAATTAGTGGGGCAACGGTTGCAAAGTCTGGCTTACCTTCGTAGTTGCCATCATGGTATGAAGCAATGCTGTCATAAATAGTCTTTGCAGTGCCACCAATATCATTAACATTAAACTTAGCATCTGGATAGTTCTGAACTAGAAAGTCAGCAAGGAACTTTGTTTGTTCTTCTGTGGTGAATCCTTCACCCATAGATTTGCTAACACCAGTGCTAATTGACTTAGTGCGGAAGACTCCATCTTTATCTTTGAGTTTGCCAGTGTATACTTTCTGACCAGCAAGGTCAATCTTCTGTTTACCAGTAGCCTTGTCAATAACTGGCTTGCTCTTCTTATCATAAAGATAGACTTTCTCAGTCTTGCTTTCTGTAGTAGTAGGTTGATTCTGAGCCTTGACTTGTTCATTCCATGAAGTCTGGAACTTCTTATCAAGTTCTGCATCAGGGAACTGACCGAAAGCCTTGAAGTATGCATCTGTGTAAGCCTGACGAGCATCACCCAAGTCCTTGTACTGCAAAGCAGATTGAACCTGCTTCGTGTACTGAGTTGTCATATCAGGTTGCTTAATCTCTTTAGGCTTGATAGAAGCGTTATAGTTAGCAAGATATGCAAGAGGGTCTAACTGGCTGGCAATAGAGGCTGAGATAACCTTATCCATAGCGAGCATTTCATCAAGACCAACAATGCCTAGTGGCGTAGTTGACTTGCTAATCTTAGCCTTACGCATCATATCTTGGAATGCTTGGAACTCTGTAGTGTATCCACCAAGTCCAGGTCCTGACATTGCACGCTGAATGTTCTGGAATGCTTCCTGCTTTGCAACAAGGTCAGTAGTTGTAACAAATCTTACAAAAGGATTAGTTGAATCTCCGTAGATGCCAAGAATCTGGTTTGCTGTCTGCTGAGTACTTGGTTTAGTAGCCATTACTTAGCCTCCTTCAATATTCCAGCAAATACCCCGTAGTACATGCGGGAGAATTCAGGATTCTGTGTCATTAATTTTTCTCCTAGTGTAACGAGTTCATTACGCATCAATATGGCAATTCCACCAGCAGAGAGTTCTGCATAGTTAGAAGCCTTCTGTCTGTTTAATACCTTTTTGAGTTCATCAAACTTTGCATAGAACTCTGCTGTTTCTTTATAGACAGGTGACTTTTGGAAAGCAGGGTCTTGCAGGGCAAGTCCAATATTTGCTATCTTTTGGTCGTTGATACCTGTTACAATAGTGTCAGCAGGACGAGCACCAAACTGCTTATCAAGAATAGCAATTTGCTCGTTGTACCAGTAGTCTGTATATCCGCCAGCAATCTGGTTATTAGCAATCTGACTCTTAAGCATGGCATAGACCATGCCCTCTGCTTCTTGTGCAATTTCTGATGTAGATAGCCCACGACGAGCACCACTACGCTTCTGCCAGTTGTAATACTTAAGAGAATATTCCCCACCAGGGAAGAAGTATGGAACTATATCTCCTGTAGCAGTTGCGTACTTATCTGCCACATCAGGATTGTTGTTCAAGAATGTCCATGCATCTGCAGAACCTGATGTTCCAGGTGTGCTTCCGCTTACTCCAATAAGGATGTTGTTGATGCCAAACTTATCGGCAAACTCAACAACCGCTGCGTTGCGGTCTCCAGGATGCTTCTTGTTAGTGTTATCCCATTCCTTGTACAACATAGCCATTGTCATGAAGTTCATCTTGTTGTTAGGGTTTTTTACATTAGCAAGAACTTCTTGAATAGGTGTTGCAGGTGTGATAGATTGGAAGATAGCGCCCCAACCATTTATGCTCTTTGAAAGACGTTCTGCATCGTTAAATAACTTAGTGCGTGTAGCATCTGATGCAAATGGATTATCTCCATAGTCACCAGTAGATGCTAAGTATGAAGCCCAGTCTTTAACACCGCGTTGGGTGGATGCATCGTCACCAAGAATTGCTGCAGATGTTTTCTTGAACCAAGCAGGCAAGACGATATCTTGGAATGTTTTTGGTTGACCAAATGGTGTAAGCATATCGCGTAAGAAATCATCTGCTGGACTAAATGCGCTAGCACGTCCAGTTAATTGATACGCAGCAACCATTGCAGGTCCTAGCCCTGGGACTACTGGGTTAAGAGAACCAAATGCAAGGTTAAGAGATTCAACAGGTGAGGTAATCTGTAAACCTTTTCCAGCAGAAAGCCCTTGTCCAGCCATAGCACCAGCAAAAGCACCAAGGATATTGCCAGCAAGAGGTGTTTTAAATTTGATTTGATTCTGACCTTCGTCTTTGTACAAGAAACCTTGGTTGTCATCATATGTCATGCCAGTAGCATCGTAAATAACGTTTGAACCTTCTTTGGTCAAAGCATCGAATGCTTTACCAGCCTTGTACAAAGGAAGTGGGTTTCCAGCAAATAGTTCAGACCATTTTCCAATGGTGTTGTAGTGAGCCTGTGCGAATGGTGCTACCAAACGTGCAGCATTAGCCCATTGCTTTTGCTTTGCAGCATCATAGAACAAGTCTTTAACATAGTCAGCAGCCTGTGTTCCAGCAATTGAATCAAGAGTCCTAAGTGATGCTCCACCTTGGTGTACATAATCTGGATTAGCCTGACGCTTTTTAAGAGTATTGTTAATAGTACGAAGTGGTGCTGGCACACGACCAATTATGTTTCTTCCGCCTCTAGATGTAGGGGCAAATGCCTTGTTTGCATTAGCACGTAACTTAATCAAGTCATCAGTGCTTAGCATGTCTGCATATCCTGCAATAAAGTCCCAGTATGATGCATCAAATTCAGGACCGAAGTTAAACTTAGATTCACCTCTAGCAGCAAGGTTAAAGAACTGGTCTGCCCACTTCTTACCTGTCTTAACTGCACCCTGTGTAATGTACTTTTCAGTTACATTCTTAACTACAGAACCTTGAAGTTCTTCCGCTTTAAATATGTTAGCAACCTGCTTCTGAAATATCTTCTCTGCAGCAAGTACGCCTTCTGTTGTAAGACCCTTTTGACGGTAAGGTGTTTGAATAGTAATTACCTTGCCACTGGCTGTTGTTACTTGAGTCTTGCCATCACGAATAAGATTCATGACTAGGTTGCGCTGAGCACCTGTTCCGCCAAGCAGGTTGAGTTGACCAGCATATGTATCTGGCTGGCTTACATCAAACAGAAATGTAATGATGTTGTCTCTGTTCATGTTGTCAGCAACAACACCAGGACCAATTTCCTTGGATGGGCTCTTAAGTAGAACCTCTCGCATGCCAGTATTTTTTTCATAAATGGCTGATGCAAATTCCTTAAGTTTATTTCCTGGCTCATCAAATGTAGCAATTAGGTTATCTACATACTCTGCCTGTAGTGCAGGATTCTGTCTTTCAAGAATTCTAATTACATCTGGCATGAATTTATCTGATGAGAAACTGTTCATCGTCCAGGCTAATCCCTGTAGGAAGTCTGGGTGTTCTGATGTGATGTCATTGTATGACTTAAAGAGAATACCCTTTTTGCGCTCTGCTGCACTGTAATCTGAACGTGATGTTCCGCGCATTAAAGACTGACGAGCAATAAGAGATTCTGAAAATTCTATTTCTGCATCTACTGACTTCATTGAATCACCCAGAGCATTAACGCCTAGTTTAGAACGCTTTGCCAACATCTGTTGAATAGCGTTTCCTTCTGGGTCAGCAACCATCATAGATATGAATCCAACAGGATTATTAAATAGGCTGTCGTGTCCAGAGAAGAACTGACGCATTTGCATTTCTGCAATGTTTCTTGTAATGTAAGCAAAACGGAATACTAACTGTGCTGTACGCCAGAGGTCGCCTACTTCTTCAAGGAATAGTTTAGAAGACTTTGCAGCACCAAAGATTCCTTGATTAACTCTTAACTTGGTAATAGCCTCATTAAGTCCTCTAGAATCAGGAAAGTTAATAACATCGTTAACTAACTGAGACTCGAGAATACCATCAGGAAGGTCAATTGCTTTTTCTGCTGTAACAATCTTTGCCCCACCCTTATTACCGACAACGTTGCCAAGTGAGTAAGATGTAAACTCTGCCTGCTCTGAACCACTTAATTTAGTGCTTGCTTTAAGACTGTCAATATCTTTTGCTGTTAGACCAATGCCTCTGCCAACTTCGTCCAAAAGGTTGCCAATGCCGTTTGATACTGCAGCAGCACGTTCAGCATTTGTGGTAGCCTTAAAGATAGCCCGCTGAGTATCAGCAATAATCTTCTCTTGAATTGCAGGTTGAATGATTCTGCCCAACTTAGATGTGAGTCCAATAGAACTCATCCAGTCTTCAGTTACATTGTTAACCTGATTTAAGTCATTAAGAGGAACTGCAGTTGAACGGATATAGAAACGACCAAAAGCCTTATTAACATCTTCTGCAAACTTTACAGCACGAAGATTAACCCCAGGAATCATGCGAGCAGCAGGATTGGTAGCAATCTTTAATCCAGCAGATAGAGACTGTTTGATTTTAATAACATCTCCACCAGGAATTAACTGGTTAGCAAATACCTTAAATACATCATCAACTGTTTCTGCAGCAGTAATCTCTTTAACCATATCATCACTTAACTTGCGGTTAAATAGACGACGAACTTTGACTACATCTGTTTCTTTAGCAAGCAACTCAGCAACAGGCTGGAATTGACGCCCAAGCATAAATCTAAGTCCGTCTTCGACACCAGGAGTATCAAGAACACGACCCATAAAACCGTCTGTGATACCAACTTGTGATTGAATAGATTCTTTTAGAACCGCATTGTCTGCTAGTTCTGCTTCAAGTTTAAGTAAAGGTCTGATACCAGCATTTGCTGGGTCTTGAATAAGTTCACGAAGCATATCTGGGTCTCCATTAGCCTTCTCACGAAGTTGCTGGAACCAGATTTCTTTATCTTTCAAATCAAGTGCTTCATTGCTAAGAGAGTTGAGTTCTTGTTCACGTGCCGCAATTGAAGCCTTAGTATCTTGAATTGAATCAAGCAACTTCATTACATTAGGACCAAGATTAGTTGGGTCTGCAAACTCTGCTGCAGCGTTGCCAACCTCAGCACGAGTAGCAGCGATACGCTCACCACGAGTGATGACTACTCCGCCTTCTTTGCCGTAGATAGAACGGACGTTAGTGAAGCCGTCTGGCTTCCAAATCTTTTCAATGGTGGTTGTAATCTTGCTCATTACGGCAAAGTTCTTGTAGTCTGCAACTTCGCCAATAAGAGTACCTAGTGGCTTTGCTGCCACAAGTAAGTCACCCATGCTAAACAATGAGCCAATAAAACCCTCGAGGTTTGCAGCACCATCACGAAGATTGGTAGCAAGTTCATTATAAATCTTAAAATCTGGGTCTGTAGCGTTCTTGCCCAACTTATCGAGTGCATCTGCTAACTTAGAACGGCGTACTGCCTCAGCAGCGCGTGTAGCATCATCAGCATTCTTAAAGTCATCAGCCAAATCAAGAAGTTTTAGTTTCTTAGCATCATTAGCAGTTACAATGTACTCATCAAGTCCATGTGCTCCAGCACTAATCTTGCCATACTGTGGTATTTCATCAAGAATGATGTGACCATCAAAGAATCCACCAGTGTTCTTCATATCAGCAGAAAGTAAGTCCATAGCCTGGGTAAGTTCACCAGTCTGTGTTTTTGGATTTCCTACAAACCACTCAGCAATATTTTTATTAGAAAGTGTCTGCTTTACAGCACTATCTGCAGGCTCATTAGCCCAGCGCATCCACTTGTTTGATTCAAAGTTAAGTAGTTTTTGAGCAGTACCAACCTGACGATTAACAATCTGCTGCTCTGCAGCAATAATTTCTTGCTCTTTAGACTTATATTGGTTAGCAATACGTTTAAAAGGACTAGAAATCTTCTTATCAATCTTGTTACGTGTAATCTGACCTGTCTTTTCAAGGTCATCAATTGATGCTTTAGCCATTTCATCAAAGTAAGACTTTGTATAAGGTGTAACTTCCTTGATAATGCTTGTAGCCTTCTTACCTTGGGTAATAATCTTACCTACAGCACCAGGACCAAAGTAGATTGATGGGTCTGCAGCCACGTTAAGTGTGGCATCAACAATTCCTGAGAGAATATTATAGGCGTTGCTGTTAGGATTCATACCTACGCCATTAAAAATACCGCGTCCAATAGTAAATGACTTGCCATTAACAAGACCATACTGAGCCATTTCCTTGGCTTGTGCTTTGCCAACCTTACTTTCAGGTGATACAAAAAAGCCAGAACCTGTTCCAGCATTACCAGAACGAATCATTTGACCAAGAGTTGTACTCTCTCCGCCAATACCTTGTGCAATATCTTTAAGTGTTTGCGCTCCAGCACCCTTTTCACCACGAGCAATTGCTGTTATATCGCGTCCAATAGTGGTAGCAAGGTCGTAAGGAGAACGAAGTACGGCAAATGCTGTACGCGTGAAGCCCTTAATTGGCTCATAGCCCCAGTGTTGTGCAACACTTTGGACACTACCTAGTAAACCACGGTTAGGTTTTACTGTACTTTTAATTTTATCAAGTTTAAATGCATCATTTTTGAGTGCAGCAATACCATCAATAGCAGTAATCTTGCCAAGACCAGGTGTATCAGCATTAAGTCCCTGTCGTACCATAGACATAACAAGGTCATTGCTCATGCCTGGATACTTTTTAAGGATACCGTTAAAGTTATCTAATTCATCGCCACGCAAAGATGCAGTCTGCATTTGAAGCATGCGTTGCAAAGGCGTTGCGGTTTGAGTTAAATAACCTTTAATGGCTGCATTGACATCAGCCATTTGATTCCATTTCGTTAAATGCTTCTACCATCATCATTAACTGACGAGAGTTAGGGTTTGCCTGTAGCAAAGCACGGGCAAGTAAAGAACCTTGGTCTGGTGCATCAACTGGAGTCTGCAAGATTGAATCATCTGCTCCAGGACCATACTTTGCACCATCTGAAAGTGGAGTATCTGGATTACCAGGAGAAAAAGCACCAGTAGTCTGGATTCCACGAGGAGTCATATCACCCATAGGTGCTGTAACTGCAGGCATAGCCTGTTCTGTTGAAGCACCCTGTGCAAGACTGGTCAAATTAGCGCGTTCATTGTACGCACCACCAGTAGAGTTCTGAATTTTAGCATCATTAACTACACGCTGTACACGAGCACTAAGGTTCTTGTCAGTACGACTGGAGTTTTTGCCAACCCCTGAAACTACTTCTGCCATTTTTAGTCCTCATCTTCATCCATGTATTTTGCAATATCTAAATTTGTGGGTAATTTCCATTCAACCCATTCAGGATATGCTTCTTTGTCAACAACGAGTGCAAGTGCAATGTCGTGTTTAAATCCTGCTCTAATTAGCGAGGTGTAGAACTCATTAAGCCAGATGCAGTACATCTCTAAGCGATTGTATTCGTTGGTATCTACTGTCGCTACGCGCTTCTTGCGAGTTGCTGCCACTTTAGCCTCCTAAGCCTGCTAACATTGTTGCTAAATCTGCTGGTGCTCCTTGTTGTTGAGGGGCCCCGCCAGAAGGTTGTCCAGGAGCCGCTGGGGACGGGGGCGCTTGCTCAACTGGGCCTTGTGTGCCTGGCGGAGCCATCTCTGGCTGTGCTGGTTGTTCAGGTGTTTCCACCTTAAACACTGCCAACGCAGCAGCCTCGATACTATCCCCTTTACGACGACGTTCAATAACGTCAGCAATATTTTGGATTAGTTTAGATGGGTCTTGACCTTGTGCTGCCATAGCAGGAATTGCTTGCGCACTTGCAGTGATTGCTGCAGTTAAGTTCTCGCGCATCTTTTCAATTTCAATTCGTTGTTCTTCCATAGTAACGTTAACGCTCCATGGTAATTCACGACGAATGAAATCTTTTGATACTAGGTCTGCACCTAGCGCTTGGAGAGAGAAAATCAGGGCGCGAGAAGGGTCTAATCCAGCCATCAAGCCATATCGGACTTCTACCGAAGTATCGCCTTTAATGTCCTTGCCTGGCATGTACTTTAACTCGTACGGCGTACCTTGTGCTACACCTCTGACACTCTTTTCCTTATTGAAAAGGACTTCATCCATTTCAAAACACAACTTGATAACATCTTCAAGTACCTCAGCAACAACTGTTTGACCAGCCTTAATCTGAGAATCGAATGCACCAAGCAGTGCCTGGACACCTTGACCAGTGATAACACTAGCGTCAATGTTTCCAGTTCTACCTTCAGGATATCGAGCACCGAGTCTTAATTCTGATTGGAGTGCTGATTGCTCCTGGAAAGTAGCAGCGGGAATATCCAAACGGACACGCCCAACACCATTAGGTTGATTTGTACGAATGATTGCATCAGGACCCATAGGCAGGTCGATAACATCATCAGGTACAACAAGAGGCGCTTGGATTGACTTTTCAGCGGCTTCCATAGCGAGGTTAGCAAAACGAGCACGTGCAAGTTGTACGAATAGAACATCGTCAAATTGTCCGCGTGGCTGACCATCCAGTGAAGGACGCTCTGCAATAACTACAGACATACGACCCATTGGGTTTGATGCCTGACTTAAAATTAAATCCTTGCGTGAAGGAACATACAGGATAATGTTGTTCTTATCCATATAGCGGATAACTTCAATTTCCTGGTTAAGATTCTGGTCCATACCAAACTGACCAAGGATTGCTCCAGCATATTCAGGGAAGTCATTAACGAGTTCACCCATGCTCTTGTTGTAACGCTTAGCGTAAGCAACCACGCGACCAAATCGGTCACGCTCATAGTAAGCACCAACTGGGTCTTCAACACGGATACGTGGAAGGTCGTTCTCCCAATCAGGCTCTACGTGGATAGGCAAGAAGCCGTAAGTAAAGTACTGGTCTGAACCTGGGTACATCTGAGTCTGCAAGCGTGATGTATAGACGTAGTTGTTTGCAATCATACTGCGCTTATCCGCAAATGTGCGGGCACGGTCAGATGTAACATTAGTTGTGGAGCAGTTGATTGAAGGTAGCGGTGCTAGAACTTCAGCCAAGTCGCGGGCTGCAACATCCACAAAGTTAGCAACCATGGCATGAGGCATGTCTGTAGGGAACATGTCAGGGAATACCTGAGCCATCTGTCCCTTACGTACTGCAAGGATGCTAGCCATTTTGCCGTCGCGCTCTACGGCGCGATGCTTCATGGCGTCTACACGCCGTGCAATAGTCTTGATGTCTGCCATTGTTATCCTATTCGTATTCGCCAAATTCATAATCGTTTACATTTACCATGTAACGAGTAGCCTCTTGGCGAGGTGTCGCCCACTTGTTTGGGATGTGACTTTGAGTAATTCTTGTAGTGCCGATGACTTCACGTGCGCGTAGTTCACAGAACCAGAGCGCCATTACGCAGTCTGTCTTACCTTTAGTGTCAGGCTTCCAGGTAATTAATTGCTGGATAAGAGCCTTTACGCCTTCTGAACCATCCTGTGAGGGAAGTTCCATCAGGTTATCATGATTGAATGTAGTGCCACGCATGGTCCCAAAGAGACCTGAGATAGCAGCCACACCGAATGATGTGTCCCATTTGTTTTTACCAGTAAACTGGCTTGAGAATTTTACACCCATAGAGGCTAGGTAGGTACGAAGTGTCTCATCCAAGGCGTAAGCCTTCTGGTGCGCGTTAATCTCAATACGCAGTTCATGAGGACGATACTTCTCACACCAATCCTCAATCAGTTTTTGAATCTTCTGAGGGGTAGGTTCTTGCATGTTCTCTACATCTAAAATATATCTTTTGCGAGTCTGGCGGTCAACCGTCATGATTACCGCTGCAGTGTTACCGCTCATCGCTGGGTCAAGACCCATGATGGTGTACCACTGACCCTGCTCAGCAGGATGTCCTGGTGTGCCTGGCTTTAGTTTGCCACGCTTGCGCATCCTGTTGACTGAACCTTGTACACACGCAGGCGGAAAGATGGAGTCTTCTTGGATGTCTTGCTGCTGATAAACCAATGCCCACGCACTCGGGGAAACCTCAGAGCGCCGCCTAAACAGCGCGGGCCCATTCCATTTAGGATAAAGACCGTTCTCATCAGGAAGGATACCCTCGTCAGAACCTTCCCAAGGAAGATTGGACTTGGGCCACAATGTAATCCATTTTTCTGGGTCATCGTCATACTCCAATACGGCAGGCATCGACATGTATGTAAAAGGAGTCTTGCCACCAGTCCAGTGTTCAGGATTCCTAATCTCACGGTATAGGTCATTCGAGGCAATACGTGTGCCTACAATCAGCAAATTACCTGAGTCACCGAGACGAGTGATTACGTCTCTCTGGAGCCAGAGGAGTTGCTTTTCCCATTCATGCGCGTTTGAAGTCGTAACAACGTCATCCAAGATGATGAGGTTGGAACGGGCGCCAGTAATCTGCCCACCAACTCCCAGCGCTTGCACCGTCGGGTCCTTCTCGGTAGAATCACGAGAAAGGTAAATCCTATCAGCCTTCCAAGTATCCGCATCTTCTTTCCATCCCCCAGCCGAGCCGTAGACGGCTTGCATCTTAGCCCAGCGTTCATGAGAGAGGCGCTGCTTGATGGAGTAGAGATACTCCTTAGCGCGCTCCTGAGTCTTGGAGACGATGGTAATCTTAATGTTCGGGTCCATGGCAATACGGTAGACACAGTAGTTGACCGTGATGACCGTAGACTTGGCATGCTCAGGCGGGACGTTGACTAGCAGACGCTTCGGGCTGGCAGGCTCGTAGACCATTGAAGAGTGAATGTAACTTGGCTCACGGGATTCGATGATATCAATCCAGGAACGGTGGTGAGGGAAGATGGGCGAGTCAAGGAACTCGGCTGAGAACTGCTCAAAGCCAATCTTATACTTGGCATCGCCTGTCACAATGCTGAGGGTCTTCTCACCCTCGGTGCGAGCCTTGTCAAGTTCCTTCATAAAGGCAGGGTCTTGACGCCATACCTTCATCACATCAGGCTTACGGTCAGCCCTGGCAATAGCGTCATCAAGGCTGAGTCCCTGCTTAATGAACTCAATTACCTTGGACTTTGCCTCTCTCAAGGCTATCACATTGTGGTGCTCTTTACCTTTGACCGCTGCCATAACTCCCCTTATAAAAACCCTTTATCTAGCAGGTTCTGTAATCCCCTTTATCGCTCGGCTTGCTTTGGCAAGCCTCGCTAACCCCTCGGTTCGTGGATGGCAATAAGCCATCC